AGAAGGCTGGCACTTCAATACAGAGTATCATGTAAAGTTCTCACCTAACACTAACAAGAAGATAGTGATAGGTAATGATATACTTTCAATGGATTTACACGACAACCAAGCTCGTAGACATCATGACTTCGTACGTCGTAATGGTTTTCTATATGATAAGATAGATCATACAGATGAATTTGACGATGACTTACTTTTAGATGTTGTCAGGCTATACAAGTTTGAAGATCTACCTATTGTATTCAGACGCTACATTGTATATAGAGCATCTAGATTAGCTGCTACACAACTCGTAGCTAACCCTAACCTTGTTAAATTACTTACACAACAAGAGGGTCTAGCTCGTGCAGCTCTTTTAGAGTACGAATGTAATCAGGGAGATCATAGTATGTTTGGATTCCCAGAAGATACTGCATATCAAACATATCAACCATTTAGAAATCTAAGGAGATAATGGCAAGCGTAACACAAACTATACCTCAGTTCTCACTACCAGATGTTACTAAAGGATTATTTAAAAGACCGGGTGCGAAAAGAATAGGAACCGATGCTCTTACCAGTGTACAAAGTGGTGGGTCTTGGTTTCATTACTTTCGTGATGAGACTGAAGGGTCTTATGTAGGACAAGTAGCATCTGACGGTCAGGTACGTGTATGGCGTTGTAAAGATGGACAGCTAATGACCACAGCATATGGCACAGGTGGTCAGACAGCTATACAGAACTACCTTAAAACTGACATAGCTGCTACCTATACAAGATCTGGTACAACAATAACGATCACCTCCAGCAATCATGGTATGTCGACAGGCGACAGTATAACAGCTGACTTTACTGGTGGTGCTACAGACGGCACATATACAATAACTAGCACAGGTACTAATACTTTTACGGTAACTGATTCTGCTAGTGGTACTATATCAACAAATAATCTTACTTACGTTAAACAGGATGCACATAAAGACTTGCAGTTCCTTACTATCAATGACACTACATTTGTTAACAGTAGGAATACTGATAATCCTAACACTGTAGTAAAAGAAACATTTGCTGCTACATACTCTCAGTCTCAGAACAGTACTACTGTAACTATCACTCACACAGATCATGGATTAGCCATCGGTGATAATGTAAATGTAGACTATACATCTGGTACTGCTGTAGACGGAGACTTCTTAGTTCAGACAGTTGCTGATAGTAATACGTTTACTTTGACTGCTGCTGCTGCTGCTGGTTCTAGTACATCAGGTAATGTCACAGTTAAACCGTTGACAGATACTACACCTGATAAGCACTTCGCTTTACTAGAATTACTACGTACAGAAAATGGCAGGCAGTATGGTATAGACGTGCACAGTGCAGCCTCTGCTGCTCAGACTGAAGTAACAAGAGTTACTCGTCTTAAAGTAGTTGGTGATAATTTATACAGACGTGGCGGCTCAGGCGAATGTCCGGCAATTGGCACAGAGGTCTACTCAGTAACTGCTGCTAGTAGTTATACAGGTACATCAACAGTATCAGTAGTAGACTCAAGTAGTAATGCCTTAACTAATACAAGTAGAACCGGTACTCTTACTTCTGGTGTTGGTGAAGCAGGCCCACCAAAAAACTTAATATTTAGAATTACTACATTAGGACAGCAAGGTGTTAATGAAGCTAGTAGTACTATTAACTCAGGACAAGACTATATAGCTGCATATTCCATAGAAGTAAAATTACTTCATGGTGGTGAAGGTTGGAAAGAAGGAGATGAGATAGAAGTTGAATCTACTATTTCTAAGGGAGGGACTACTGGAGTTGGTGGTAGTGTTGGATCAGTGGCATATGCCGCAGCTACTAAGAGCACCCCAGCTAGATACACTCTTAAAGTTGAAAAGGTAGAAACAACAATAGTAAATGGTACAGTTAGTAGTAATGGTGATGGAGTTATCAGACCAGAACCTACACCTTTTGATGGTCAAACTGCTGTAACTGCTGATACTGTTTTAGGTGGTATTATATCTGAATTACCAACCGGTATCTCGGCTCAACAGATTGGTACTGGTTTATATCTTTCTAGTACAAGTGCGTTCTCAGTTAGTGTAGTTGAGCAAGATTTGATGAGAGTTATGCAGAGTTCTGTGAACGATGTACAAGGCTTACCAAATCAATGTAAACATGGTTATATAGTTAAAGTAGCTAACGCTTTACGAAACGAAGAAGACGATTACTACCTAAGATTTGAAGGTCAAAATAATAAAGATGGTACAGGTACTTGGGTAGAGTGTGCTAAACCGAGTATAAGTAAAAGGCTAACAAATATGCCTATAGTTATACAACGTACAGCTGCAACTACATTTACCGTTGAACAATTTACATATGATGAAAGGGATGTTGGTGACGAGTTTATTAACCCCATGCCATCATTCTTAAATAAGCGTATCAACAAGGTATTATTCTTTCGTAACAGACTAGCATTTTTATCAGGCGAAAACGTTGTAACGTCTAGACCGGGAACGTTGGGACGACCAGACTTTTTCATAGAGACAGCTTTAACAGTGTCAACAGCTGACCCTGTAGATATATCTGCTGCATCTATGTTCCCGTCCGACTTGTTTGATGGCATAGAAATCAACGCTGGTTTACTTGTATTTAGTACTAACCAACAGTTTTTACTGGCATCAGATGATACAGTATTTAATCCTGATACAGCTAAACTAAGAAGTGTATCTACGTTTAACTACAATGAAAATATGTCTCCTATATCTTTAGGTACAACAGTTGCTTATATAGATAACTCTGGTAGGTTTAGCCGCTTTAATGAGATGGCTAATACTGGACGAGAAGCGGAGCCAAATATTGTCGAAGTTAGTAAAGTTGTTCCTACCTTACTACCTAATGACATAGATCTTATAACTAACTCTAGAGAAAACTCTATTGTAATTATAGGTAAAACAGGAACAGATGAAGTGTTTGGTTATAAGTATTTCCAAACCGCAGAAAAAAGACAACAGGCTGCATGGTTTAAATGGAAGTTTAATAATCCATTAATATATAACTTTATTATTAATGATGAATATTTTTTCATAGATAGTGATTATTATTTACAAAGTATTAAACTTGTGCAAACTGAAGATGACCCTTCAATAACTAAAAACGATGTCGACTTCTTACTTCACTTGGATAATCATACTACTATTAGCGGTGGTAGCTTTAACTCAACTACAAACACCACAACCTTCAGTGGTGTGGGGTGGTTAAATACAGTTACAACACCTAATCATGAATTAGTAGTTATTGATAAAGGTAGTACTCCTAATGATGCTGGTAGGTATGGTAAATGCACTGTCTCAGGTACAAGCTTTACTGTACCCGGAAACTGGCAAGGAGTAACACTTACTATAGGATATCTTTATCCATACTCAGTTAAGATTCCTACCATTTACCCTAGTAGATCAACTGGCTCAGGAATTAGCACAGATGTAAACTCATCTCTAGTTCTACATAGAATCAAATTTCACTTTGGTAAGATAGGTCTATATGAAACCACACTTGAACGTGTAGGTAAACAAGATTATAAAGAAGTTTATGAGTCAACGAACATGAACATCTATAAAGCGTCGAGAGCACCTTATTTAGAGGAGCACATACAGACGGTACCTGTGTATGAGAAAAACACAAACGTTGAGATAACACTTAAATCATCACACCCTGCCCCAGCTACGTTAAGAGCGTTATCTTGGGAAGGAGATTACTCACCCAAATATTACAGACGTGCATAAAATCGAATTAACAGAAACAGAACTTAGATACTTCTATTGGAGAATGAAAACCAACAGATGGTATGAGAGATATGTCCAAAAGGGCATGAAACAAATGCCATGGGAGCCTTGGATGGCAAAAACAATAGAAAAGCTAGAACCGATATATGAAAGTCTTAAGTAAATATATACACCCAATAACAGTAAAGGCTGCCTTAGAGGTGGCCTCTAATCTACGTCCAGAAGACCGCAGGGAAGTCGAAGAGGGACACGGGCTAGATCCTATGATCTACCTCCCTCTTATGGCTCACAACCCATCCTACGTGTACTTTACATCGCCTAGCGGCAAGACTGCTGGTATGGCAGGCGTAGGAAAAGACGGAGATATCTGGATGCTATGCACTCCAGTAATCCAAGAAAAACCGATGCTATTTGTTAGAGAAGCGAAACGGTGGGTCGATAGCCGTGAGAACAGACTTCTTTGGAATATAGTAGACAGTCGAAACGAAGCACATTTAAAACTGCTAAAGTTTCTAGGCTTTAAATTTTTACGTAAGTTAAAATACGGGCCAAACAATGTAACATTTATTGAATTTTGCCGTGTGCGTAGACAGAAATAGGCAAGCTCGTGAAGCTGCCAAAGAACGAAAAAGGCAGAAAGATTTTGCTTTTGCCCAAGAGGGTCTAAAATTTGCAAATAGGGAAGTTTCCTATCAAAAGACATTAGACACTAACGTATTAGGATACAGCAGATCTCTTGCTGATGCTTATTCTAAAGCCTTGTATACACAAGCTAAAGGTAGAGAAGAACTAGAAGGTGCTGCTAAAACTTACTTTGCTAAAAAATCGGTAGACGAGGGAGGTCGATCTCGTAGATTTGGAGTCAAAGATTATCAAGCATTACTTGCAAAAAAAGCTGAAGTAGAAGGTATTAACCGTACTAACTTTGGTCGAAACTTTGCTACATTCCAAGAAGGAGCTAGAAGACAGTTTCAAACTGCTAATGCTAAAGCAAGAGAAAGTCTTGGATTACCTCCAATATATGGACTATCAGTCATGATGCCGCCTAAAGATAGACTCGGTGGTGCATTACAAATACTACAGTCTGGTCTAAGTATCGGATCTAGTATGATGGGATTAGGAGCTTTTGGAGCTTCTACTACTGGCCCACTTTCATTTATCAACCCTTTTGGTACTTAACATAACATGACATCATCATTTGGAACGGTTGTAGGTACACCACGGGACGACCTACCCGATATATCGAAAACTAATTATGAAGAAACCGATGCTGATTTAGCCAAAGGTATGAACGCAGAGATTGATAGAGTCACTGAAGACGCTAGGCGACAATCTGCATATTTACAAAGCATACTAGAAGCTCAAGAAGGGCCGATAGACAAATTAAGAGATCTTGCAAACTTTTCTAAATCAGCAGCAGAGTTTGCTGATATTGTTGAAAAAACTAAAGAAGCTAGAAGACTAAATGCTACTGCAAAAGAGGAGTTATCACAGGCACAGAAAGATCTTGAAACTTACAACAAAAAAGACTTGCTAAAGCAAGAAGCTAAGATTGATGGTGAGTTAATGGATGATGGAAGTCCAGAAGCTATAGATCTTTTTCTTGCAACTACAAGTGTTGATGCTGGAGAAAAAGCAAACCTTCGTCAACTAGGTAATACTCAGCTACCAGAGATTCTTGCCGGAGCCCATAACTGGCGACACGAGAATAATTTTGGTGGCACTAATACTATGCTAGAGTCTTTAAATATATACAATAAATCTGAAGATATACTAAGTGTATCAATATTGTATCAGTATCAAAAGGCTGGTGTAAATATAAATAGTAAAGCATTTGAAAAAGAATGGCGTCAACATATATATCCAGAGATTAAAAAAGCTAAAGACAAAGCGTTATTATTTGCTGAAAACAAAATTAATCTCAATGCTAACAAAATACTAGGCAACAAAACAATCTCAGAAATTAGAGACGGACTAGATAATGCTACAGATGATAAACCATTTGACACACAAGAACTTATTTCTAATATAAAATTAAGATATAATTTTCCAGACACACCCGAAGGTGATAAAGATGCTTTAGTTTTTCTTTTTAAAACTGTACGTAAAAGTATAAAAGATAAAGATGGTAAATTTTTTCCAAGTGATTTAAAGTACTTAGAAGAAACAGCATTGTTTTATGATAAATCGAAAAGAAATAAAGTTCCATTTGGTGATCTAAATTTAGGTAAAAATGGTGAACTTAGTAAATTAATTTCACAAGAAAATAATGAAGCTAATGTTGCGTTTGAGCCTGACCCAAAGGAATTAGAAACTACAGCTATAAAATCATATCTGAAAACCACATTCTTTCCAATCCAAGAAGAAGCTATTAAAAACAACAATGGTTTACTTACAGATAAACAAAAAATAGATGCTAGAATTGCTTGGGAAACAAACGTTGATCTTGGTGGCAGAGGTCTAAGTTTTCCGGAAGAGTTGCTTACAGCTGAATCTCAAAGCTATACAAACAATATCTTTGGTGAACGGCAGTTTAATAATTATCCTAAAGGAGTTGGTCAATCCAGACATCCTGTAATTATAACAGCTCTTGGCAACTTAGAAACAAAATATTTTAAATTACTAAATGACGCTGATGCAGAAAGAAATGTAACTAAAACATCAGATCTGACAGGTACTGAACGAGATATTTTAAACAGAATGAAGGATGACTTAATCCAATCATTAGAAGAAAAGAGAGTGTTAGAGGCTGAGTTTACTAATACAACAGGGGATGAGAGAGTTGAACAGACAATAGTTAATTTAACTGAAAACAATATGTATACAGCAGAGGATACTGGATTACAGTTTGTAACTGAAGAAAACTTCAACGAGTATGCTAATAAAGTTAATACAGACAGAAGTATTCTAGATAAAAAAGAAGAGATAGATCTTTTTGAAAAAGCTGCACTCGGCCCCGGATTACTAGCTTTAAAGAACAATGAAGAGTTACCTAACTATTGGATTCGGGTAGCTGATAAGCTTAAGATGAGTCCTACAGCATTATTAATGCAAAGACTGATAGCTACAGGTGGCTATAACAAAGAAACAGAAGCTTTCTTGCTTGATAAAACTTACTACAAATTAACCGACGATCAACGTGAAATTATATCACGTAACCCATCAATCAACACGTCGATTGCTATATTCTACGATAAACAGACTAAAGGTCAAGTAGAAGATCTAATGAATGGATCTCGCAATACAATTATGGTAGACGGTAAAATTGAGTATGTAGGAGATGGTTACTATTTACGAAGGAATGGAGGTAGAGTTATTACAGGAAGTAATGGCGATTCTATGTCTATAAATGCCTTAATGAATACTCGAGGTATTAGTCAAATAGGACGTTATGGATTTAGTCAGCAAGACCTAAAAGATATTAAGGCTTACGTATTATCTAAGCAAACCGCAGATGGCGGCCGCCTTTTAGACTTTGATAGTGAGTTTGATGAAAATAAACAGACTCAAGCCGCTGCTATTTTATGGAAACTAAGAATTGAGCAAAAGAATGGTACACGTGGATTTCAGATTGGTGATGCTCAAATTGGTACTCACAAAATGCCTAACTTTAGTGAAGACGATATTGTGTTATTAAATGAGATATTTCCAAAGTTAAAAGACGCAGACTTTTTTGCACATTGGGCATCACATTCAGATGACCTAAACAACCTGTTTCTCAGTGATAAAGAGGTTAAACAAGAAGCTATACTTGAACGACAAAACTCTATAATTACTACAGATATGGTAGCTGAGTTTATTACCAATAATAGAGATAATAGGAACAATAAATATAAAGCTACAGTTGACGGTGAGCTTGTTAACTTTAGAAAGACAGATGGTACACTTATACAGGATGTTAAGTTCACCGACTTGAATGAAGCAGCACAAAAGAAATTACTTGATGAACAGGGTCTTAAGTTTAGGACATTTGGTGATTCAACTGAGATTATAGAAAAACCTAAGAGAACAGGAAGGAGAAAAAGATGAGTCAAAAGTTTGAGGTAGAACTAGAGGACAACACAATAGATGACCTTACACAACAGGCTCAGAATTTGTCCGACTCTTACAACCAAAGACGGCAAGAAGAAGCCGAACTAAATAGAAAAGTAGAAGAAGAGCAGCAACAAGCTGAAGATGTACAATTCGACCCACGTAATTCAGATACATGGGGTGCAAAAGCTTTTATTAAAGAAGGGCAGTCCATCTTATCAGGCGGTTTACAAGACACCGCCTCTTCTTTAGCTACATTTCCAGAGCGTACATTTGATGCGTTATCTGGTGAAATGCAACGAGAACGGAAACTTACAGGTCAATATAGACCAGAGTGGACTCCGTTCAATGGGTATGATAACCCTATAGAAACTAAAACATGGTGGGGCAAACAGCTAAGAGGTCTAGTACACTTTGGATCTCTTGCAGCTGGAACGATATTAGCAGCTAAAGGTGCAGTAGCCGCTGGTGTAGTATCAGTGCCTGCAAGTTTAGCTGGCCTAGCTAGCAGCAGTGTATTACGTGGTGCAGCAGTCGGTGCTGTATCTGACCTTATATCTAAAGAGTCAGATGAGCAGAACGCTCTAGCTGCATTGCGTGATAGATATGGCTGGATTGATACACCACTATCTACAAAAGATACTGACCATCCTATTATGATGAAACTTAAAAACATCGTAGAAGGTATGGGTATCGGTATAATATTTGATGGTGTAGCATATGCACTTAAGAAAGGTGGTGATACAGCTATAACACAGATAACAAAAAGAAACAAAAGCTTACGAGACCAGTCACTACAGGCTGGACTTGCACAGCTCCGTAAAGGAGAAGCTGAGTTTAGAGCTGATAAAAATGCACCATTTGCAGAACCACATCAAGGAGCACACGTATCAGAAGTTGACCCACAGCTAGCTCGTGAGCAGTTATCTAAAACACGTACAGATTGGGGCTCAGAGGACGGTTCAACAGGATCAGTCACAACACCCATAGAACGAGAAAGAATAGCCTTAGAAGGCGGTACAGACGACGCACAGGTCGAAAGAATCATGCGTACTCTGATGAGTAACGAAAAGTTTGCAAAAGAACTAGCAGCTGCAAAAGGTGACAGAAAAAAACTAGCATCAATATACAGAGAATCAATCGAAGCACACCAACGCATTACACAAAACAGAAACCCTATAGATATGTCTCCAGAACAATATCTAAAAGAACTGTTTGAAACTAATGATGTCATTGATGGTATCGAAGTTTGGACATCTAAAAATGTAGCTATTGCTGACCTAGTTGTTGGTACATTGTTAAAACAACTACGTGATACAGGTATCGCTGGTAGAGAAATAGCTGACATTGTAGATATAGGAGCTGTAGATGGCCCTGCTAAACAGATAGTTGATACTATGCTAACTGCATTATATCAGACTAAGAAAGCAAGGTTTGTCAAGTCAGACTCATTTAGAGCATTAGGTGTAGGTAAGAGAAGAAAAGCAGCACTAGAAGAAGTAGTTACAAAAGAAGTAGCTGATGCAAAAGATCAGATACAGACTATTCTAAACATCGCAAAAGATGATCCTAATGATGATCTACTAAATGCTTTGTTTGAAGCGTTTTCTATGATGAAAGATATACAGAGTCTAGATGACTTTGATAACTGGGCAAGAAAGATACTTAAAGGTGGTCAAATAGATCCTAACGGCCCAGACCGTACAGGTATTCTTATACGTGAGTTAGAAGGTGTAATGACTAACAGTATACTATCTGGCCCTAAAACACCAATTCGAGCTATCATGGGTACATCAACTGCAACGTTACTAAGACCTCTTGCTACAGCTTTAGGCTTTGCAATCAGAGCTCCATTTACTGGAGATATACGTGGACTTAGAGCTAGTTTGTCAACAGTTAATGCCATGGTAGAAGCTATACCAGAGTCGTTTGAATTATTTAAAACAAAGTTAAATTCATATTGGAAAGGCGATATTAGAAATATTAAAACTCGTTTTTCTGAGTATACTAAAGGTGATGATAACTGGGAAATATTAAGACGATGGGCAGAAGATAGTGGCAGAGCTACACCCGGAGAAACAGCAGCATTTAGACTTGCTAACTTAGCACGTCAATTAAACAACACCAACATGTTGACATACTCTACTAAGATTATGGCAGCTACTGATGATGCGTTTGGTTATATCATGGGTCGTGCAAAAATGCGAGAGAAAGCTATGCGTAGAGTTCTTGAGCTACAAGGCAACGGCATACAAACACCTAAAATTACAAAAGAGTTGATGAAAGCTTATGAAGATGATTTTTATTCTCAGGTTTTTGACTCTGCTGGTAATATTACGGATGAAGCTACCTCCTTCGCAAAGAAAGAAGTTACACTTACTCAAGAGCTTACAGGTTTTGCTAAAGGTCTAAACGATGTATTTACAGCGACACCGCTAGCCAAGCCATTCTTTTTGTTTGCCAGAACTGGTGTAAACGGTCTAGCATTGACCGGTAAGTATACACCCGGTTTTAACTTTTTGGTAAAAGAATTTAATGATATTGCATTTGCAAATGCTAACGATCTTGGTAGTGTATCTAAGTATGGTATTTTTACAGCAGAAGAACTTGCTAATGCACGTGCCTTACAAACAGGCCGATTGGCAATAGGTTCTGCTGTAGTGTTTATGGCTACACAGGCATGGATGCGTGGTGATCTTAATGGTAACGGGCCAGTCGACAGACAGAAAAGACAGTTATGGCTAGATGGTAAGTGGGAGCCTAGAACTATTAAACTAGGTGACGTACGTGTTGGGTATGACCAGTTTGAACCATTTAACCTTATTATGTCTACTATAGCTGATGTAGGTGACGCAAGTCATCTTATGGGCGAAGAATGGACAGAAAATGAATTAGGTAAGATTTCTCTTGTAGTAGCACAAGCTGTAACAAGTAAGTCATATCTAGCTGGTATACAATCGTTTGTAGATTTATTTGGTGGCAGACCCGGACAAGGAAATCGTATCGCTGCAAATTTAATTAACAACACTATACCTTTAGCTGGTTTACGTAATGAACTAGGTAAACTATTTGTACCTTACATGCGTGAAATAGGCTCTGGTATAAGACAGTCAGTTCGTAATCGTAACTTACTTACTGAGCTAGCAACATCTATTAACCCTCATGCTGAACCTTTACCTATAAAGTATGATTTACTTACAGGTAAACCTATTAAAGAGTGGGACTTTATGACTCGTGCATACAATGCCGTTAGTCCTATAAGTATGAATTTAGATCAAAGTCCGGGTAGAAACTTTTTGTTTGATAGTGGGTACGACCTTAGACAGTCTACATACTATGCTCCTGATGGTACTAATCTATCTGACAGTCCTAGTATAAGATCTAGATTTCAACAAGCTATTGGTATACAAAACCTAGAACTAGCATTAGATAAATTAGCTAAAAATCCAAGAGCCTTAGCATCACTACAAGAGATGTATAACGATATAAACTCTGGTAGACGTGGTGAATTTAATGCAAGAGATTACTGGCATAATAGAGAAATAGACAAACTATTTCGTAAAGCTAGAAGAATAGCTTGGAATAACATTAGACAGCAATCAGATATACTAAAGCTACGAAAAGAACAGCAAGAGAAAAAGTTTGCACAGATTAAAAAACAGCGTAGCACTAGCAACATTCTCAACATATACAAATAATGTCACAACAATCCTTTCACCAACAAACGGCGAATGGCTCTAACATTGCATTTACTATTACTACATTTTCTGAAGATGAAATAAAAGTATATGTTGATGGAGTGGAGAGTACAAATGGAGGCTCTAGCCAGAATGACTATACTATACCTAACTATACTACTACTGGTGGTACAGTAACATGGAATACAACAGGTAGTCTTACAGCCCCAGCTAGTCCTAGCGTCGTTCGTGTTGTACGTCAAACAGACGTAATGAACAATGGTAATACTGCTGTAGAAGGTAGAGCTACATATACACCCGGCTCTTCCGTAAAAGCAGATGACCTAAATAATAATACAAAACAAGCTCTAAGAGCAATCTTAGAACAACAAGATCAAAAAATACAAAGATACGATATAGAAGACGGTGAAGTAGTACGATCTAAAATTGCAGCTGATGCAATAGATGGTACTAAAATAGAAGATGACAGTATTAACTCTGAGCATTACGTCGACGGTAGTATAGATACCGCACACATAGCTGACTCACAAGTTACTACAGTTAAGATAGCTAATGATGCAGTCAACAATGATAAGTTAGCTGACAACTCTGTAAACACCGCACAACTTATAGACAGTGCTGTAGCCACAGCTAAAATAGCAGATACTGCTGTTACAACAGCTAAGATTGCAGATGATGCAGTTACAGCTGATAAGTTAGCTAACTCGATAAATACAGCAATAGCAGCTAACACATCTAAGACCAGTAACGTAACTCACACAGGAGAAGTTACAGGAGCTACAGCTTTAACAATAGCAGCTGATGCTGTTACAGGAGCTAAAATAGCTGACAATGCGATTGATTCAGAACACTATGTCGATGGAAGTATAGATCACGTTCACTTAGCTAACGATGCAGTAGATGGAGATAATATAGCTGATGATTCTATTAATTCAGAGCATTATGTAGATGGTAGTATTGACACTGCACATATAGCAGATGCACAGATTACTACAGCTAAAATAGCAGATGGTGCTATTACTGATGCTAAGATTGCTGGCGGCTCTCTAGACAACAGATACTATACAGAAACTGAATTAGATGCTGGTCAGTTAGATAACAGATATTACACAGAAACCGAGCTAAATGCTGGACAGTTAGACAACAGGTATTTTACAGAAACAGAGCTTACTAACGGTGCTCTAGATGGTAGATACTTTACAGAAACAGAAGCTGACGCTAGATACTTTAACATAAGTGCGTCAGAAACTATTAAAGATGGTGATACATTTCCAGACAACGATACATCTATTGCTACAACCGCAGCTATCAACGACAGAATTATTGACCTAGTTGATGATGTTGGTGGTTTTGTACCTATCGCAAACGAGACTAGCTTTCCTACAGCTAACCCAGACGTAAACAACGGTGCTGGTACTATTGTGTCAGTTAAGGCAGCATCTACTGGTTTAACAGCACAGTCAGGTACAACACTAACTATATCTAACGGAGCTGGAAGTGGTAACACTGTTACTATAACAGGTCTTTCAGTTACCATACCTTCGGGCTTTGGTTTCTTGGTAGAGACTACAACTACACTTCATACATACACATTTCATAGACTTGTACCTAAAGCAACAGAGGTTTCAACTGTAGCTGGGTCTATTAGTAATATAAACACTGTAGCCGGAGACATATCCAACGTCAACGCTGTAGCTGGTAATGCAACAAATATAAACACAGTAGCTGCTAACAACAGTAATATTACTTCAGTAGCCGGTAACTCTAGTAACATAAATAGTGCAGTATCTAACGCTAGTAACATAAACTCTGCTGTTAGTAATGCAACAAACATAAATACAGTAGCCGGTTCTATAAGCAATGTAAACACAACAGCTGGTTCTATTTCAAACGTAAACACAGTAGCAAGTAACATATCTGATGTTAATAGTTTTGCTAATGTATATCGTATAGGTTCAAGTAACCCTACAACTAGCTTAGACGTAGGAGACTTATTCTTTAACACAACTGCTAATGAACTTAAAGTATATAATGGTAGTTCTTGGCAAGGTGGTGTAACAGCTACAGGTAGTTTTGCAACAGTTACTGGTAATACATTTACTGGTAGTAACATACATAATGACAACGTAAAGTCTATCTATGGTACAAGCTCTGACGGACTAGAGATATTTCATAATGCTAGCAACTCTGTAATTAACGATCAAGGTACAGGTACTTTACAGTTACAAACTGGTGGTTCTACAAAACTAGAAGTTCAATCTGGTGGTATAGAAGTAACAGGTAACATAGTTGTATCAGGTACGGTAGACGGTGTAGACATAGCTGCTCTAAATACTACAGTCGGTAATATTACTACAGATGTAGTTAGTGACACATCTCCACAACTAGGTGGTGATTTAGACGTCCAAGCTCAACAGATTACAACTAGCACAACAAACGGTAACATCAAGCTTACACCAAACGGCACAGGTGTCATCGAAGTCAAAGGTGCTGGTGGTGCAGATGGTACACTACAACTTAACTGCTCTGCTAACAGCCATGGTGTAAAGATAAAGTCACCGCCTCATAGTGCAGCAGCAAGCTATACTTTGACATTACCTGACACAGATGGATCTGCTAACCAAGTTCTTAAAACAGATGGTAGTGGTAACTTAGACTGGGTAAACCAAACTACAGATACTAACACACAGCTATCAACCGAGCAAGTTCAAGACATTGCTGGCCCTCTAGTAGCTACTGGTGGTACTAAAACAGGTATCACAGTAACATATGATGATGCCAACGGTAATATGGATTTTGTTGTAGCATCACAAACTGATGAAAACTTTACAACAGCAGACCACGCCAAACTTGATGGTATCGAAGCCGGTGCTACTGCTGATCAAACCAAATCAGATATTGATGCCTTAAACATTAATGCTGACCAAGTTGATGGTATAGAAGCTGCTAGCTTTTTAAGATCAGATGCTACTGATATTAAAACTGCTGGTCATTTAACTTTTAACGATAGTATTAAAGCTAAGTTTGGTACAAGTGGAGATCTAGAAATATACCACGACGGCAACCATTCAAACATTGTAGATGGTGGTACTGGAAATTTAAATATTGCATCTAACACAACTGCAATAACAAATGCTGCTAATAATACAAATATTGCTGTATTTAAAGAAAGTGCAGAAGTCGAGCTATATCACAATGGAACAAAGCGTATTGAAACAGATAGTGCGGGTGTGACTGTAACCGGTAACATAGCCGTTACAGGAACAGTTGATGGTCGTGATTTAGCAACAGATGGTTCAAAGTTAGATGGTATTGAAGCTAGTGCTACAGCTGATCAAACAGATGCAGAGATTAGAGCTGCCGTAGAAGCCGCATCTGACAGTAATGTATTCACTGATGCAGACCATACTAAATTAAACGGTATTGCTACTTCAGCTAACAATTACAGTCACCCTAACCACAGTGGAGAAGTAACTTCTAGTGGTGATGGTGCAATGACTATTGCAGATAATGTAGTAGACGAAGCAAACCTCAAAATATCTAACTCACCTCAAGATGGTTACATGTTAACAGCTCAGTCTGGTAACACAGGTGGTTTAACAT